TACAAGAGCGGCAATCAGTACCTCTACAGCAACATCGATGAGGATGCAATGTTTGACATCCTGTTTCACAATGTCGAGTCTTTCGGCAAGTGGGTTAACAAGTTCTGCAAAGCTGACGGTGTGTCAGTCTTCCCGATTGCTGCCTGATTCTTGTCACTGATCAAACAACACATCTACAACAACACTATCATGCCTGAAACTCTCACTCGTTTTCAAGATCTCGTGGCATCTATCCTAGACATTGACAGCGTATCACGAACAGATTTGTTCATTAATGAGATCGAAGGTTACGGTGTCGATAGCGTCGAAAACTTCGAAGATGCGTACTACGGTTGTTATCCAGATGTGAAAACGTTTGTTGAAGATTTCGTGAACGAATGCTACTCTGATGCTATTGACTCTCTGCCAATCTGGCTGCAAACTGCTATAGATTACGAGCTGATTTGGTACCAGAGTTTGCGACATGATTTCTTTGAAGTTTCGTTTGATGGTGAGGTTTACGTCTTTAATCGTAACTTCTAAGTAACACATAGCGGCGCAATCGTCGCGTTTAGTAACAGATAGGCGGCAAATGTCGCCTCTCTTTTGTAACCACATTCATCACATTCACTCCAGCAAGTCCGCAGTTTTATGCAAGCGCCTGACATCACCTACGAATTCCACATCCAAGATGCACATGCCCATTGGTCTATCCACTCTGACGGTGTACACATCACTGAGTCAGCTAGCGAGTCTGGTGTACATGTAACAGGTGTAAATGCTGACGCCATGTTCTCAATGTGTCGCAACGCATTAGCATGTAACAGTGAGTATTCAGTCTTTAAAGAACTGAGCAACAAACCTCACCAACTTAAATCAGCCATGGAAATGGTTGAAGCACTCAACGCATACATCAAATCCCAAAAATCTGAGGAGCGTAACTGATGATCTGGAACGAATCAAACATTATCCTTGCCGTTGTCGGTATGGTAGGATTGTTCAGCACTGCTGTCATCTGGCAGCGCTCAAACCGAATTACTTCTAAATACTATGGCAAACGTAACACCACCCAAGGATGATGATTGGTTCATCCGTAATGCAATCTACTGTTGGCTAAATTACTTTGGCGAAGAACATCAGTGGCACGCTAAATACACTGAACTCGCACAACGTGAAACCTACTTACCCAAACCACGTCCCGCTAAGCGTAGGAAGACAACTAATGCGACTACAAAAACCACAACTCAAGGAGTGGGAGTATAAAACAACTGACGGTCAGGTGCGTTATCTTATTGCACCCGATTTAGAGCACGCCGCATGGGCTGCTGCTGAATTGTCCGGTGGCACGCAGTTCCTTAAAGATGTAAAACTTTGCGATGAGTGGTAACTATTTCCCAAACAACTGGGAGGCATGGAATGAAATGCCAGAAGACTTTCTAGCTACTCCCACGTGGGAAGAGTTTGAAGATTGGAAACTGCGCGGCTGGGAGATTCCCAGTTCAGTGTGTTGTATTATCCGCGCAACAAACACCAAAGGTAAAGTTAAAGAGTACGTTTACCAAAAAACACACGCCGCCGAAAAACGCATCCAACAACTCATTGCTGAAGAGGCAGAGTTTACTGTCTGCACTGAAGATGAGTTGCGCCACATTTCACCCATTAGATCTCATGAGTCTGATTAATCTTGAACAATTCGATGAGCTAGTTGAGGACTATCCTGAGCTGGCTCAGTGCTACGATTTCACATACACGCCCAGCAAGTCCGCAGTTTCAGAGGAGCCTATTGCCAACACCTGCCCAGATTGATGAACAGATACAACTTGAGCGTGATGCTATTGCTCAAGGGTTAAAGAAACTACACAAGAACACACGCGACTTAGAGGCAAAAGAGTATGCGTCTGCTAGTGTGTATGGAGCTGCTTCTATTGATACCTTGCTGCCTCTTGTGGTGGCACGTATTGAAGCAACTGTAGAATATGCTATTAAACGTGGTAAGACAGGCGTAGCATTTAAAGAGATACAAAAGTATCTAGCTGATGTTGAGCCTCTTGCTGCAGCAGCTATCGCTGTTAAAGTTACCTTTGATAAGGTATTCTCATACAAAGATAAAAGCAACCAAGCTGTCAACGTATGTGACTCCATTGGTCTTGCTGTTGAACACGAGTGTCAAATGCGACACTATGAAAAACATGCACCCGGGCTTCTCAAAACACTAAAAGATAACTACTGGCATCGTTCTATTGGAACAGAGCAGAAAGTGGTTGTCATCCGTACTTTGATGAACCGTTATGATGTCAAACAATGGACAACATGGGGACGATCTAATCGTATTAAACTTGGAGGCTGGCTACTTGACTGCATCATGCAGAGCAGCGGCTGGTTCACGAAGGACATGCAACAACAAGGACGTAAACGTGTCCAGTATGTTATCCCTACTCCAGAATTCCTTGAGATCAAAGACCAAATAATGCGTGATGCTGAGCTATTTAGCCCACTCGCATGGCCGATGTTAATTGAACCCAACGATTGGGAAAACAAAAGACAAGGCGGTTACATCCTCAATGAGGTGATGCGTGGGCATGACATGGTTCGGCGGGGAGATCCCACATGTATACAGGGAGATAAACCCCTGGAGTTTCTGAATAAAATCCAGAAGGTAGCTTACCGGCTAAACCCCTTTATTGTAGGGGTAGCGGAAGAGCTAGATAGATTGGAACGAGCTGTTGGTAAGTTTCTCCCTATCATCCATCACGAACTACCACCCAAGCCTGTTGATATTGAGGAGAACGATGAGTCTCGCAAATCATACAGAAGAAATTGTGCTGAGGTTCATAACCTACAAGCGCAAGAGTTCAGGAAGTCATGCCGAACACGTATGACGATGGAAGCTGTTGCTAGGTTCAAGGATCGTGATAAGTTCTATATTCCGTGGTCGTTTGATTACAGAGGTAGAGCTTACCCAATCCCTGCATTCCTCACACCACAAGATACAGACTTTGGAAAAAGTTTGTTAACGTTTGCTGAGGCGTCGTTCATGACACCTGAAGCTGAGGAGTGGTTAGCATTTCAAGTAGCCACAACATATGGTCTTGATAAAGCACCAATGCGTGAACGATTGGACTGGGTAAAGAACAACACACATCTTATATCTTGTGTCGCTTCTGATCCTATCTTACACATTCACGAGTGGGAAGCTGCTGATGAACCTTGGCAATTCCTTGCAGCATGTGATGAATACTATCACTGTGTTCTCAAATGTGATAGACACGAAACACGTGCAATGATCGCCACAGATGCTACATGTAGTGGTCTACAAATCTTGGCAGGTTTAGCTAGGGACAGGAATACGGCTCAATTAGTCAACGTTCTGCCCTCAGATCGCCCTCAAGATGCATACAAAGTAGTCGCTGAACAAGCAAGTCCGCACTGCCCAAAGTCTATCCGTCCTTACATGGACAGAAAAACTGTGAAGCGTGTAGTGATGACGGTGCCATACAATGCTAAACCTTTTAGCAATCGTGGGTACATCAAGGACGCACTCAAAGAGAAAGGTGTTGAGATTGACAAAGATGACTTGACAAAGACTGTGGTCGCTGTTAGAAATGCTATGGATGAGGTCGTACCTGGTCCCATGGCTGTCATGTCTTGGATCGAATCAGAAGTCGCTAAGGCTATTGATCGTGGCAAGACTGAGCTAACATGGACAACTCCATCTGGTTTCGTGGTAACACAGAAGCTGATGAAGAAACAAACAGTCCAGGTTGAATTGCAGTTGATGGGTCGTTGTAAGTTAACCGTCGCAGTCGATGACTCTGACAAGGTTGACAAGCAACACCACAAGAATGCAACAGCGCCCAACCTGATCCATTCACTTGACTCCTCACTCCTCCATTTCAGTGCACTTCGTTTCGACGCACCGATCGCTCTCATTCATGACTCTGTATTGTGTCGTGCTACTGATATGTCTAACCTCAGTGCAATTGTACGAGAGACATATATGCACCTCTTCGCTGAGCACGATTACTTGCAAGACTTCGCTGACCAAATAGAAGCGGAGACTGACCCACCGATCATCGGAGATCTGCAACCAGAATCCGTGATTGAATCCACTTATTTTTTCTGTTAATGCCACGCACTATCCACAAAACTGAACAGCCTGTGATCCTCGAAGGTTATCAAGCTGTACTGAAGCCAAGTAAGTTTGGCTACTCCCTCTCTGCTATTGTCGATAGCGAGATGGTTGATGCCCTGGAGGAAGACCGTACTGAGTCTCTCGAATGGGCACAAGGTAAACTCAAGAATCCTAAGCGTTCTGTGCTCAAGCCTGAGCCTTGGGAGGAAGTCGCAGACAACCAGTTCAAAGTTAAGTTCAGCTGGAATGAAGAGAACCGACCGCCTGTCGTCGATACCGAAGGCACGCCTGTCACAGACGAGAATACGCCCATGTATTCTGGTAGCCGAGTTAAGTTGGCGTTCTATCAGAAGCCGTACATCCTCAAGGATGGCGTCACTTATGGAACAAGCCTTAAACTGGTTGGTGTACAACTGGTGTCTCTCAATTCAGGAGCTGGTGTAGACACTGGCGATATGGCTGCTGAAGATGTAGCCGCCCTGTTTGGTAAGACTGAAGGCTTCAAAGCTAACGACCCTGCTGTTACTGTTATCCCTGGTTCCGACGAAGACGACTTCTGATGATTGATTTTAATGTTGAAAAAGATGCAGCCACCGGGCTGTACAAAGGTACACTGACCGTTAACCTCCCTGAACTCACTGCTACCCGCTACAAAGCTGATCGTAACGACTTCAAGTATGAGATGCGTCGTGCAATCAGCGAGATTGTAGAGGAGATTATTGAGAAAGGGATTGACGACTGATGGCTTTTCGATCCAAGCTCGAAGAGAAGGTTGCTGATCTGCTTGTCGATCTTGGCGTTAAGTATGAATACGAAACCACTAAAGTCCGTTACATCATCCAGCATGTATACACACCCGACTTCGTGTTACCAAACGGTGTCGTGCTGGAATGTAAGGGTTACTGGGAACCTGCTGACCGTCGTAAGATCAGGGCAGTTAAGGAGTTAAATCCTAACCTTGATCTACGTATGGTCTTCCAGGCACCATTCAATAAGATCAGTAAAAAATCTAAAACTACATACGCTAAGTGGTGCGATAAGCATGACATCCCTTGGACATCCTTCCAAAACATCCCCCTCGACTGGCTCATCTGAATTCCTATTTCACGAGCCGTGTGAGGAGTGTGGGTCGTCAGATGCCAAGAGTGTTTATGACGACGGTCACACATATTGTTTCGTTTGCCATCACTACACGCACGGTGATGGTGAACCTTCTTTACACATTCATCAAACCAAAAGTGTGCAAATAACAGGCTCAGCCCAAAGGCTGCAGAAGCGTAACCTCTCACAAAAAGTATGTGAGAAATATAAAATCTACCGTGATGGTGATAAGCTCCGCTTTTACTATCATGACGAATCAGGCATCGTCAAAGGTGCCAAGGTAAAGACAAAGGGTAAATCATTCTCGTATGAGGGTGAGGTACCTGGTACATTTTTCGGACAACATCTCTACCCTACTACTGGTAAACGTATCGTCATCTTTGAAGGCGAGATGGATGCAGCTAGTGGGTCTGAGTGTATGCCAGGATGGCCGATGGTTTCTGTACCATCAGGCGCAGCTGGTGCAAAGAAGGCTGTACAAAAACAACTCCCACTGCTGCAAGGCTACGATGAGATTGTTATCTTTTACGACAATGACGAACCAGGTCGTCAAGCCGCTGAAGAGTGTGCTAGTGTACTACCGCCTGGTAAGGTCAAGATTGCCCACCTCCAGGGCGACTACAAGGACGCATCAGATGCCCTCCAAGCCAATGACTCAGACGCTGTATGCCGAGCTATCTGGGACGCCAAGCCGTTCCGTCCTGATGGCATTGTCGATGGCAAAACTCTTCTAGATCTTGTAACTACACCATCACCCGCTGCAGATCATGACTACCCATTTCAAGGACTACAATCAAAGCTTCACGGGATCAGGTATGGAGAGCTTGTCACAATCACTGCAGGATCTGGCATCGGCAAATCCAGCTTCTGTCGTGAACTTGCAACTAACCTTCTTTCAAAAGGAGAACGGGTCGGTTACTTGGCGTTGGAAGAATCCAACCGTCGTACGGCTCTAGGCTTGATGAGCGCCCATGTTGGCAAATCGCTGCACCTAGGAGAACACACCCATGAAGAACTTACGGCGGCTTTTGACGCCACAATGGCTAATTGGAACCTGTATCTTTTTGATGGCTTCGGGAGCTATGATCCTGATGTTATTTACAATCGCATTGAGTACCTAGCATCAGGTCTCGACTGTAGAATCATTTTCTTGGATCACCTCTCCATCCTCCTTTCTGGGCTTGACGGAGACGAACGACGGATGATTGACACCACAATGACTAAGCTCAGGTCGCTCGTGGAGCGTACTGGCATTGCGTTGTTCTTGGTGTCTCACCTCAAACGTACATCATCGGATCAAAACCATGAAGAAGGAGCACGAGTTACGCTCGGACAACTGCGCGGATCTGCTGCAATCGCTCAACTCAGCGATGCGTGTATTGGATTGGAACGAGATCAACAATCCGACAAAGCTGGAGGTACTACGACTGTTAGAGTCCTTAAAAATCGTTATTCGGGCGAAACTGGAGTAGCCTGTCATCTAAGTTACGATCTCCCTACCTGTAAATTCTATGAAACTCAACCAGAACCAGAGTTCAATGCAGCAACAGATTTCTGAACTCAAACGACCTAACCCACCTACTACCCAAGCTATTGAACGTGCTCAATTCAAAGACAAAACGTTCAGATGGAATGGGAAGTGAGTCTAATCTTTGACATAGAAACAAACGGTTTACTACATGATGTTAGTACCATCCACTGTCTTGCTATCCACGATCTCTCGACAGATCAAACGATTGCGTACAATGACACGGGGTCTAGTGAGCCAATATCAAGAGGTTTGCAAAGACTCCAAGACGCGGACAGGATTATTGGGCATAACATTATTGGTTACGACATTCCTGTTATTCGCAAACTTTACCCTTGGTTTGGCAAGCCTGCTTATGTGGTCGATACTTTACTCCTTAGCAGACTCTACCACCCGGACATGATTAACTTGGATAAGAAGCGTACCTGGGATGGTATGCCTCTCAAGTTGTATGGTAAACACTCACTTGAATCCTACGGCTACAGATTAGATGAACGGAAAGGTGACTACGGTTCCACTTCTGATTGGACGGACTGGTCCCAAGAAATGGAAGACTATTGCATACAAGACGTTCACGTTACCACCAAACTATGGAAACACTTCCAGCCTTACCTGAATGGGTCGCGCTAGAACACGAAGTACAACAAATCCTTACTGAGCAAGAGATTCATGGATGGGCTTTTGATGAGAACGCTGCATGGCAACTTGCATCTTCTCTCACCAGAGAACTACGAGAAACTGAAGAACTACTACGAAACCGGCACCCTTTCGTCCGAGGATCGGAATTCACTCCTAAACGAGATAACCGCACGCAAGGATATGTCAAGGGTGCACCCCTTACTCGACTGAAAGAACTCAACACATCATCACGGGATCATATATCATGGATCTTGCAACAATTCTATGGCTGGATTCCAAGCCAGAAGACAACTACTGGGAAACCTGTTATCGACGAAGTGATTCTCAAGGAGATGAACTCGGAAGTAGCGACGATGTTCCTCCGGATTTTGACGATAACGAAGATGCTTGGAATGATCAGCGAAGGCGCGAACGCCTGGCTGAAGTTGAGTACGAGTGCTAAAAGAATTCACCACCATTGCAGTGTAGCTACTAACACACATCGCTGCGCCCACCGTAACCCTAACCTCGGACAAGTTCCATCAGATGAAAGATTTAGAAAACTCTTCATACCAAGTCCGGGTCTACATATGGTCGGCGCTGATCTTAGCGGCATCGAGCTTCGTATGCTCGCTCATTATCTTGCAAGGTATGACGGAGGAAGATACGCGAGACTATTACTTGAGGATGACATCCATCAGATCAACGCTGACAAAATCGGCATCTCAAGACGACAAGTAAAAACCGTCACGTATGCATTTTTGTACGGTGCAGGTGACGAAAAAATCGGACACTCTTATGACCAACAGTTATCAACCACTGCTGCAAAAAAGAAAGGGAAAGAGATTCGTGCAGCGTATGTTGACGCGGTTGATGGATTGGATGCTCTACTCACAGCTATTAAGAAAGCTGCAGAAAGAGGGTTCATCAAGTCTATCGATGGACGAAAAATTAACGTTGACTCGCCTCACAAAGCCCTGAACTACTGCTTGCAGTCGGGAGCGGGTGTCATCGCGAAGCGGTGGATGGTGATCAACCAGGAGACAATGAGAGAAGCGAAGATATGTGCTTCTCAACTAGGATTTATTCATGACGAGCTACAATTCGAGTGTGCCCCTGAGCACATCGGAGACCTATCAACATCCCTGGTATACAGCGCTACAGCGGCTGGGGAGTTCTACAACATGCGCATCCGCATCGACGCGGAAGCAACACACGGAAACAACTGGAGTGAAACCCACTAATGTACAGCAAGAAAAACAAGACTGAGATCAAGTCAGTCAAAAAGAAAACCCGTCAAGGTCAAGGACGCAACTCCGTGCCCAAGGGTGATAGGAAACCCTACCGGGGGCAAGGCAGGTGAAGCTACTTGTAGACGCTGATTACGTGGTCTACAAATGCTGTGCTGCTGCCGAAACAGAAATTGATTGGGGCAATGATGTAATTCTTGTAACAAGTAAATTTAGTGATGCTTATGCTGCTGTCAAGCGTGAGCTGCTCAAAATTATCAACAACTTTCTATGGGATGTACCTGAATTAGTTCTGTTCTTTAGCGATAGTGTAAACTTTCGTAAATCTATCCAGCCCGCATACAAAGGGCATCGCAATCGTAAGAAACCTTGCGGTTACAAACGTGTGATTAACCGACTCAAGACTGAGTACGACGTTGTTATCATGCCAACACTTGAGGCAGATGATGCCTTAGGTATTTATGCTACACAAAATCCTGGTAATGTTATCTGCTCACCAGATAAGGACATGCGCCAGATCCCCGGCAAGCTATTCGACATGTCAGAAATGATGAATGTGGAAAAGGCAGAGGGTGAGAAGTGGCACCTTGTACAAACATTAGCAGGAGACCAAACTGATGGCTACGCCGGTTGTCCCGGTATTGGTGTTAAACGTGCAATCACCCTCTTTGAAGAAAAGGGGTATTCTTGGAAGGCTGTCGTTCAAGCGTTTGCTGAGAAAGATCTTTCCGAAGATGTCGCACTTGAAAATGCAAGACTCGCGAAGATCCTTACAGCATCCGACTATGACTTCGACAAGCAACAACCAATTCTTTGGTCCCCCACCGCCGATTATCGAATTAACGATGGAGCAGGATCTAAAGATGAGAAGGCTAAATGACCTTCTACCTGAAGCAAGTAAGGATGACATTATTACTGTCTTCCTTGCTTTGCAAAAACAAAACTTTGTCCTATCCAATACTGTCAGTAATCTAGTCAAAAAATGGCCGAATCACCCGAGCATTACACCCGAGGATCAATAGAAGTCTGGGACTTTATCCGAGACCAGGATCTTAATTATCATCTCGGTAATGCTATTAAATATATTTGCAGAGCCGGTTACAAGTCTACTGAATCGAAAGAGGCTGATCTTAAAAAGGCTATCCACTACCTTGAAAATGAACTCTACCACACAACACTGTACATCGACCAGTCTGAGCGATCAAGCAATTCAATTCCGTTCAGCGTATGGGATTCAGAACAATTCGGACAACCGGACTATGCAACTGGGTTTGATCGATGAGGAGTACCAAGAATTCCGCAGTGCATTCCATAACGAACCCTACGAAAACGAACTAAAAGAGCTTGCAGATCTTGTGTATGTCTGCTTCCAATATGCTGAAAATATGGAGTGGGATCTAGAGGAAGCACTTGATCGTGTCCACAAAAGCAACATGTCTAAGCTAGGATTAGACGGTACTCCTATCCGCCGTGCAGACGGCAAGGTTCTCAAAGGACCAAACTATAAACCACCTGTTTTGAACGATCTTATCAACCCATGACCGCATCTTATATCTCTCGCACGGGACGTGTCCAATCTTGGATCGATGACCCAACGTCCCGCCTACCGGTTTCGTGCACCGTGTTCGTCGTTGAAGACTCAATCACAGGAGACAATGGAATTGAAGCATCCTGGAAATTTGTATCACATGCTCTACGATATGGAGCAGGTTGCGCGGTACACCTGTCGAAACTGCGACCCAAAGGAACAGAAAATGACAAAGGACTGGTTGCATCTGGACCGGTGTCTTTTGCCAAAATCTATTCAACACTAAATGAAATCCTCCGGCGCGGCGGGGTGTACAAGAACGGAGCTGTGGTATGTCATCTCGACCTTAGCCACCCTGATGCTCTTGAATTTATTATTACTCCTCGATCCGAACTACCGTGGGTTAAGCGATGCATCAACATCACCGATGAGTGGTGGGAGGGGTGTACGTTTAAGGAAGAACTCCTCTACGGTATTAAATCAGGTGACATTTGGCTCAACAAAGTAAAATACGACAATGAAGGAAAGCGAATCCGAGGTAACGTCTGTCTTGAAGTTTACCTGCCCTCACGAGGTACCTGTCTACTCCAGCATGTCAATCTCGGTGCCTGTGAATTCGACGACATTCCTCGCGCTTTCACTGAAGGTATGTCCCAGTTGTGCGAACTCCATGGTAAGACAGGTGTTGGGGAAAGCGGAGAGTACCTCCCTAGCGAAACTGACCGACAAGTGGGACTCGGCATCCTCGGACTCGCTAACCTACTTCGTCGATACGGAGTGACGTATGACCAGTTTGGACGTGCGTTGGAACAATTCAACAAAGGAGAATCAGTACGGTCTGCAGCCTATGAACTTGTCACCCAAATTAACGCTGGCATTGAGTCGGCAGCCAGCATTGCTCGCAACAATGAAATGGTTCGAGCCTTTGCTATTGCGCCCACTGCCTCATGCAGTTATCGAAGCACAGATCTGGATGGCTATACTTGCACACCAGAAATCGCTCCGCCTATCTCGCAGACTGTCGATCGCGACTCAGGTACTTTCGGAGTACAAACGTACAACTATGGCGACGTAGAGATCGCCTCTAAGGTGGGCTGGGAAGCCTACAAACGTGTTGCCGATGGCATCATGGCTCTACTTAACAAGACTGGACTTCTACATGGTTACAGCTTCAATTCGTGGTCCGATGTGGTCACTTATGATGAAGCATTTATCCAGGAGTGGCTTGAATCGCCCCAGACTTCTCTTTATTATAGTCTTCAAGTAATGGGAGACGTTCAAGATAAGTCAAGTGCATATGCCGCTTTGGATGACGAAGACGTTGACAAGTATCTTGAATCGCTCTTTTACGATGAGGACACCCCCGAACCTCAATGTGATTGTGCAGAATGAATCCTTACGAAAAACTAATGGCGCGGAAGCGCAAATGGACACCCGTGCAGACAACTGCCGGTACATGCAAAGCGGGCGCGGAGGAGGCAATCCACCGTGCTCTTGCCTTGCGACACATGGAACTACCTGTGGGAGATTTTATTACTGATGCCCTCAATAGTGAAGTACCAACGTTGGCCCGTGAAATACTGGAATCCAACGTTAAAGATGAAGAAAACCATGACATCGCACTTGGTTACATCGCCAATGCTTACGGTGTTGATCCGCAAGCTGAGAAGGAAGCGCTCCGGCTTAGGACCGCTTGGGAAGCACATCCAGATCACACGATCACGAAAGCCATGGTCGCTGAGCGTGCGATTTTCTTCGTTCTTTTACCATTCTTCCGCTTTAATGGTGACGCTGGGATGAGAACCGTATCAGCCGATATTAGCAGAGATGAGCAAATTCACGTGGCTACCAATAGTCTGGTTCATACTGAGCTGGGGTATAACATCAGTCCTTCTCTTGATAAACTCCGGAAGGCAACTATCAATTGGGTAATGCAACCACTAGGTATTAATACTACCGATAAATATTTGGACAAAAAATTTTGGCTGGATTCTAGCGACCGGCTAATGTATGAGGGCAAAGCCCCAGAATTGTCCGCAACTAAATCTGCTAGAATGCCCGCCTTCTTTGAGCATAGCAATGTCAACCTCCCCCAGTATGCTTGAGGTTCTTGGGATGAATTCCCGAGGTTTAATTCATGCACTAGAAGATTCCTTTCCACCCACAAACCCTACACCTGACGATACAATGGAAAAAATTATGTACCGATCTGGTCAACGCAGTGTCGTTGAGTGGGTCATCAAATATATGGAGGAGAACTAATGGGACGCAAACGGCGTAAGTCTATTTCGAATCGGTTTATTACCGATGTGCATGGAAGAACTGAAAATAGAAATCAACAATATTTTAGTCGTAAAAAAAAATCAAAAAAGAAATACAAGCAGCAGAAATTTTTTGCTAAAATTAGTGAAGATGGTAAGATCGATAAAAAAGAAGCTGAGAAAGCTGCAAAGAAAGGTTATGATCTTGCCAAGATTCGAAGGCATGATGCCCGGCAGTTCAACAGAGCACAAGATGTCTACAGTAATAGGGACGATCGTTCTGGGATGCGTAACCCTGCTTATGCGCCGCTGCTGATTTCAAGAGGTGCAGAGGGTATCTTTGGCGGTCAACAGCGTGAAACCGGTGGTGGTCGTCGCCAAAGCAGTGCTGGTGGTGGTGGTAAATCGTCTGCTAAACCATCTACACCTACCCGACCTACCAATCAATACCAATCTCAAATTGAGGGCATGCTAGGTGATCAACGGGTCACTGCACCTGGTTTCCCAGATCCATATGCAGACGCACTGGCTTCATTGCAACAGACCATTGCTGGTATTCAGATGCCTGATTACGGCGCTGAGCTTGACGCAATGCGTGCTGAGCAAGAAAGGTACATGCAAGAGCTGGCTGCACAACAGGCAGAAGCCGAGCGGCAAAGAGAACTGGCTTTCCGCACCTCTCAAGAAAACATGACTCGTGGTGGGTTGACGCCTGATTTCAGGATTGGTGCCCGGTCCCCCAGGGATCGCTTTGGTACCGGCGGCTTCAAACGTAGACTACGCCGACCTGTTAGCATTGCTCAAGGCATTGCACCTTCCACCGCTGGACAAACTCTTAACGTATAATGACTGCTAGATCTCGATATGATGCATTGTCTTCGAGCCGTTCACAGTTTCTAAACACTGCTAGACAAGCAGCTAATCTAACTCTACCTTACCTTGTCAGGGAGGATGAGCACACAACTAAGAGTGCTCTTAAACTCACAACACCATGGCAATCAGTGGGAGCCAAAGGTGTGGTGACGCTTGCAAGTAAACTAATGCTTGCATTGCTACCGCCACAAACTAGCTTCTTTAAATTGCAGGTTAACGATATTAACCTCCCTCAAGAACTTGGTCCTGAGATTAGATCTGAGCTTGACTTGTCGTTTGCTAAGGTTGAACGCACTGTCATGGAATCCATTGCGGAATCCGGTGATCGTGTTGTTGTTCACCAAGCATTGAAGCATCTTGTAGTAGCTGGAAACGCCCTCCTCTTTATGAGTAAAGATGGGCTCAAGCTTTATCCCCTGTCTCGTTATGTGGTGGATAGAGATGGTAACGGTAATGTTATTGAAATCGTAACAAAGGAGACAATCTCTAAAAAAATTGTCAAAAAAATTTATCCAGATTTCAAGGACGAAGGTGTTGCTGATAACACCGACGAACCGAATGATGAATGTGTTATTTACACGCACATCAAACGTGATAACAACAGGATGGTATGGCACCAGGAGCTGTACGATCAGATCCTTCCCAAGTCTATGGGCAAGGCTCCTCTTGACGCTAACCCCTGGCTTGTGCTACGATTCAACTCAGTTGATGGCGAGGTCTATGGACGTGGTAGGGTGGAAGAGTTCATCGGTGATCTGAAGTCACTTGAAGCTCTGTCACAAGCCATCGTTGAAGGCTCCGCTGCGGCTGCTAAGGTAGTGTTTACTGTCAGCCCAAGCTCCACCACCAAACCTCAGACACTTGCTAATGCAGGTAACGGTGCGATTATCCAAGGTCGTCCTGATGACATTGGTGTGGTGCAGGTTGGTAAGACAGCTGACTTCTCCACTGCGTATCAGATGATTGGATCGTTGACTCAACGTCTGAACGAAGCATTCCTGATTCTCAATGTGAGGAACAGTGAGCGTACTACAGCTGAAGAGGTTCGTATGACACAACTCGAATTAGAACAGCAACTTGGTGGACTATTCTCCCTGTTGACTGTTGAGTTCCTTGTGCCATATCTCAACCGCAAACTCAACATTGCACAAAAGACGGGTGACATTCCACGCTTGCCTAAGGGTGATGTCGTCCGACCCACGATTGTTGCAGGCATCAATGCCCTTGGTCGTGGGCAAGATCGTGAAAGCCTTGCACAGTTCCTTACTGTCATCGCTCAGACTATGGGTCCAGATGCTATTGCTCAATACATCAACCCTGATGAAGTCATTAAACGTTTGGCTGCATCTTCTGGCATCGATGTACTCAACCTTGTGAAGAGTATGCAAGAGCTACAAGCTGAACAACAACAGCAGATGGCTCAGCAACAACAGATGATGGCAATGCAACAAGCACCTCAGATGGCAGCTGTCGATCAAAAGGCAGCACAAGCTGAGATGCAAATGCAGCAGCAGATGATGCAACAAGAACAACCACCTATCCCCCAATAATGAATGGCTGAAACATTTACAATGAACGAGACTCCTTCTAATCCTGAGATTCTTAACTCAGATGAACAGGAGTCTCTTGCGATTGCTGAGTCTCTTGAGCAAGGAAAACAACCACTTCTTGCTGGTAAGTTCAAAGATCCACAAGCTCTTGAACAAGCCTATGTAGAACTTCAGAAGAAACTTGGAGAACCACGTGATGAGGTACCAACCCCCGAAGACGAGGGTGAGCCTGCAGAGACCGAAGCAGAAGCAGAAGAAACTGACGACGACTCGGAAGGTCTCTCCGAAGAGCAAGCTGAAATGCTGATGGACATGGTGGGCGGTGATAAAGCCTACAAGTCTATGCTAGATTGGGCGTCAGAAAACTTCTCCAAAGAAGAGGTTGAGATGTATGATGGTGTGATGAGTTCTGGTAACGCCAACGCCATCTACTATGCTATTCAAGCCTTGCAGGCACGATACAATGACTCTGTAGGCTCTGATGGTGAAACCCTTACGGGACGTGACGCAGCCGACACCGATGATTCTTTCAAGAGTCAGGCGGAACTGGTTGCAGCCATGAGCGATCCACGCTATGATCGTGACCCGGCGTATCGGGCAGACCTGATGCGTCGTCTTGAAAACTCTGATGTTCAATTCTGATGACTACTGTTACTGAAGAACGGGGTCGTCTTAACCTCTATGCAATAGAACCACCTATGACAATTATGGATGTAACTGAAACCCACAATGAAAAGGCTGAGAAGCTTAATGGTCGTCTTGCTATGCTTGGCGTCATGGCGGCTCTTGGTGCTTATGCAATCACTGGTCAAATTATCCCCGGAGTCTGGTAATGCCTCAAGGTAAAGGAACATACGGTACAAAAAAAGGTCGTCCTCCGAAGAAAAAGTGATGGCTAAACCTGGTCTCTACGCTAACATCCACGCCAAGCGCAAACGTATTGCTGCTGGCAGTGGTGAGAAGATGCGTAAAGTTGGTAGCAAGGGAGCACCTACTGCCAAACAATTTAAACAAGCCGCTAAAACGCGGAAGAAAAAGTAACTCTATTAACTAATCATGAAATCTATTATTGCTGCCGGTTTCCTCCTCGGCTGTGCCCAAGGCGCTATCGCTGGTCCCTACGCAAACATCGAAGCCAACTCTGGTTTCTACGGATCTGACTACACCGGTACTGCTACCGACGTTCACGTTGGTTACGAAGGTGCTAACTGGTATGTGCAGGGTGGTCCTGCTCTGCTCCAACCTGACGGTGGTGACGGTGACGTTGAACTGTCTGGTAAAGCAGGTGGTTCCTACGACGTAAACGATGCTCTGTCTGTCTACGGTGAGGTCTCATTCATCACTGGTGATGAGAATGGTTACGGGACTAAGATCGGAGCCAAGTATAAGTTCTGATTTATACAGCCCGTCACTGGATGTGAGCCTTGGGCGGGCTTAACAAAGTGCTCAAATACATAAGAATGTAAATGTAACCGCACTTTTAAATGACCGCTATTCTTTCACAACGGCAGTCTCGTTCTACTTGGGAGGAGTTCTGCCAGTGGGTAACGTCCACTAACAACCGTTTGTATGTTGGCTGGTTTGGTATCCTTATGATCCCAACCCTGCTGGCTGCTACTATTTGTTTTGTAACTGCCTTCGTGGCAGCACCTCCTGTAGACATCGATGGAATCCGAGAACCAGTTGCAGGCTCCCTCCTCTATGGAAACAACATCATATCGGGAGCCGTCGTTCCGAGCAGCAATGCCATCGGACTACACTTCTACCCAATTTGGGAAGCTGCTACACTTGATGAATGGCTCTACAACGGGGGTCCATTCCAGCTTGTCGTTTTCCACTTCCTCATTGGTATCTATTCTTACATGGGACGAGAGTGGGAACTTAGCTATCGACTAGGTATGCGTCCCTGGATCTTTGTGGCATACAGTGCACCTGTTGCCGCAGCTTCTGCTGTCTTCCTGGTATACCCTTTTGGTCAAGGATCTTTTTCCGATGCTATGCCTCTTGGCATTTCCGGTACCTTTAACTATATGTTTGTCTTCCAGGCAGAACATAATATCCTCATGCACCCGTTCCACATGTTGGGCGTTGCTGGTGTGTTTGGCGGATCTTTGTTCAGCGCCATGCACGGTTCTCTCGTCACATCTTCGCTCATCCGTGAAACGACTGAGGAAGTGAGCCAGAACTATGGCTACAAATTTGGTCAGGAAGAAGAGACTTACAACATCGTTGCAGCTCATGGCTACTTTGGTCGTCTTATTTTTCAGTACGCTTCTTTTAACAATAGCCGTAGTCTCCACTTCTTTCTGGCAGCCTGGCCTGTTGTTGGTATCTGGTTTACTGCTCTTGGTGTGTCTACCATGGCTTTCAACCTGAATGGTTTCAACTTTAACCAGTCCATTCAAGATCGTGAAGGTCACGTGATTAACACGTGGGCAGACATCCTGAACCGGGCTGGTCTTGGTATGGAAGTGATGCACGAGCGTAATGCACACAACTTCCCCCTCGACCTGGCGGCTGCTGAGACTACTCCTGTTGCTCTCACTGCTCCTACTATTGGTTAATACAATGGGTAAACCCAAAAAACAAAAAAGTAAATCTGATCAAGCAATTGAATTTCTCCGTGGATACTTTGGAGATAAAAGTAATAAATCTCCAGTAGCAGACATTGTAAGGTCTGGGGTTCAGCGTGAGAAAGCTTATAAAAAACACAAACTTAAGTAATTAATTCGTACGTTCATCTATGTTTGACATTCAAGTATGCGATAATGGTGCTCGTATTATCCGTGATGCACTAAGGCTATACAAAAAGCAATGGCCTGGTGGTCATCCACAGGAACAGGAAGACATTAACTTTCTGGAGACACAATTTACCCGCATGGTTTTAGAGTCAACTATAGACGCATGACTGCCTAAGCATGGAACGGGGCTTAGGTGTATTTTTGTACGAACTATGTCTATCAATCTCATTCGTTTCCTTGCATCACAGAAAAAGCGTGCAGAGCGCTATCACACTGATGCCCTCCGCTACCGTGGTGTAGTGTATAAAGAGATCGACTGATGGTGTAGGAGGGGTTCGACTCCCCTCCCAGTCATTGGTTAGAGCCGGTACGCCGATACCTCTAGCCGTCTAGACGGTGGGAATAGACCACAAAAAATTTTTCAAACGTTTGAAGTCTGTCTAAATACATTTTAACTTTATACAATGGCTTTTCAATCTTCTGACATGGCTGCGAGCCTGACTCGCCCCGGTCAATCTAACGCGACGGGTGATGCCCGCGCTCTTTATTTGAAACTCTTCTCCGGAGAGATGTTCAAAGGTTTCCAGAATAATACGATCGCTCGTGATCTGATTATGCGTCGTACTCTGACCAGCGGTAAATCTCTCCAGTTTATCTACACTGGACGTACCAAGGCTGAGTACCATACTCCTGGTAACAGCATCCTGGGTGATTCCAATGGTGCACCTCCGGTGGCTGAGAAGACCATCACGGTCGATGATCTGCTGATCTCCAGTGCATTCCTGTACGACCTTGATGAGACTCTTTCTCATTATGACATGCGTTCTGAGATCTCTCGTAAGATCGGCTACGCTCTTGCCGAAAAATATGACCGGCTGATCTTCCGTGCCATCGCTAAAGGTGCACGTCAAGCATCTCCTGTTCAGTCTACTGGTACTGGTGGTGCCCTTCAAAGTATGGAGGAACCCGGTGGTACTCAGGTTCAAGTTGGTGGAGCTGCTGAAGATGCTTTTGATGCCCAGGCGCTGGTAACTGCATTCTACAATGCAGCTGCTGCTCTTGACGAAAAGGGTGTCAGCCAAGACGGGCGTGTCGGGGTCCTCAACCCTCGCCAATACTATGCCCTGATTCAGCAAGTTGGCAACAACGGACTGATCAACCGTGACGAGCAAGGCACTGGCCTGCAGACCGGTAAGGGTGTCGTTGAGATCGCTGGTATCAAGATCTTCAAGTCCATGAACATTCCGTTCCTGGGTAACTACGGTGTTAAGTATTCTGCTGATGGTGCTACTCTGCCTAAGAATCCTGGCAACACTGGCGACTTTGTTGGTAGCGATACTGAGTTGGAGGTTGGTACCGTTGGTAACGGTCTCAATAACAACTACGGTGGTCAAGATGCCTTCGATGCTTCCTGTGGTCTGATCTTCCAACGTGAAGGCGCAGGTTGTGTGGAAGCCATCGCCCCTCAGGTGCAAGTCACCAGTGGCGACGTTTCTACCATCTACCAGGGTGACGTGATCCTGGGTCGTCTCGCCATGGGCGCAGACTTCCTGAACCCTGCTGCTTGTGTTGAGCTGTATGCAGGTTCTGCTGCTGATGGTGCCTTTGGTACTTCCTATCCTGCTAACGCCTGATAGTATTTTATTATACGGGAGTCTCTTCGGAGGCTCCTTTTTTTTAATTCTTTATTGAGAATAATACTCATTTGCAATTATGCCTTACCTAACTACTGGCTCCACTGAGCTTAAAGCTGTTAATCAGATCCTGGCGTCAGTTGGTCAGGCTCCTGTAACCACGTTGACAACTGAAGAAACTATTGTAATCAATGAGGTAGACCGTTTTACTGGTTCTATTTCTGGTACTACTCTAACCACTGAAACTGCTAACATTCCTGTTGGTACATATATTGGTGGTACAGGTGTAGCTACTGGTACCTCTATTGCTGTGGCTGGTGTGCAACAAGCTACTACCCCTGTGACATATACTTATACTATCAATATCTCACAAACTATTTCTGAGCGTGCACTAACACAGAACAAGGTTACAACTAGAGTTGAAACTCAAACCAACCCGGACGTTGCGATTGCACTCAACACCCTGAGGGAAGTCTCACGTGAAGTACAGGCTGAAGGCTGGTCATATAATACTGAGTTTGATTATAAAATTACACCTGATTCTAACGACGAGATTAACATTCCAGGCGATGTTCTGCAGATGGATCTAAACCAGGGCTACCCTGAAAACATTGAAAAGGATGCCGTCTTCCGTGGAGGTAAGCTTTACGACAAGAAAAAGCATAGCTATAAGTGGACAGCAGAGACTGTCTATGTAGACATTGTATGGTATTTTGATTGGGAAAGTATTCCTGCACCAATCCAAGCACACATCGTTGCACGTGCTGCAGCTATTGTGTCTAGCCGTATTATTGGTGACTCTAATCAATACCAAATCCTGCAACAAAAAGAAGCTGTTACACGTTCTCAAGCTTTGGAGTATGAGTGTAACCAGGGTGATTATTCCTTCTTTGGCTCACCTAGTCATGGTAACTTCTATCGACCATATAAGCCGTTCCATACCCTACAACGCTAATGCCAGCAGTAACTCAAACAACTCCTAATTTTCTTGGTGGTGTATCCCGCCAGAATGATGACAAAAAACTAATTAATCAGGTTACTGAATGCGTTAATGGATACCCTGATCCAACCTATGGTCTGCTTAAAAGACCTGGTATGGAGCATGTTAACGTGCTTAAGAAAGCAAACGGTGATGCATTTACCAAGGCAGAACTAGCTGATGCTGCATGGTTCTTTATTGACCGCGATGATGCAGGTTCTTATATTGGTGCTATTAAAGGTTCTAACATTTATGTATGGACTAAAGCTGATGGCACCTTTTGTACAGTAACTAACAACGGTGCTTCTTACCTGACTGGTACTAAGCAATCAGACTACCACTTCCGTAGTGTGCAGGATGTTACTGTTATTACTAACAAAACAGTTACCACTGCAATGCAAGCAGCTGGTACGTATGTTGCTAATTCTGTAGCTACAGTTAAACTGGTAACACTTACTGCTGACTATAATTATTCAGTAACTATTCAAGGTATTAAATCTGAAGTTACTGCGCAAAGCACGTCTACATATGACGACTTTCTTCTATATGATAGTGCGAATGTAAATACTAACCACGACTTGGTTGATGCTATTAAGGCTACAATTGATGCACAACACTCTGCAAACAACTCTGATTTTGATGGAGTATGGTCGCTAGAGGCATACCCGAATAGCCTTGTAATTAAGCGTACATCAGGTACAAATGCTGTAGTTACAGATTACACGCAACCCACTGGCACACCTCTTGCATTTACTATTGAAGGAAAAGGTGGTCTTGCTAACCTATCTCTTGAGGTATTTCAGGATAGTGTAAAAGATGCTAGTGACTTGCCTGCAGAATCTTTTAATGGACATCATGTAAAAATTACAAATACAAGTTCTGCAGAAGATGATTATTATCTAGAGTACGAGGCATATAACGGGACACGTGGTAAGGGGTTCTGGAAAGAAGCAGTCGCTAGGGATGCGTCCCCAGGGCTCGATGCTGCTACCATGCCTTATCAGTTAGAGAATACAGGTGCTACTACATTTATTTTTAAGCAGATTCCTTGGACAGCAAGGCAGGTTGGTGACGATAACAGCAGCCCAACACCTTCGTTTATCGGTTATCCTATAAACGCAACATTCTTCTACAACAATAGGTTTGGTGTTCTTTCAGAGGATAACATCTTCTTTGGTAGAGCTAATGATTCGTTTAACTTCTTTGTTAAATCTGCATTAGCACAGACCGATGCTGATCCTGTTGACCTAAACGTAGCTAGTGTTAGACCTGTCGTCTTGACTGATGTCCTACCTTCTCCACAAGGTCTTCTGTTGTTTAGTGCTAGGCAGCAGTTCCTGGTGCTTTCTACCAGTGCGACTACGCTAACACCTAAGACAACACTTATTAGGGCGATTTCTAACTATGAAATGGACGCTACCATTCCTCCTGTGGATATTGGAACTACAACAGGTTTCATTAATACAGTACCGGGTTATGCTAAGTTATTTACTTTGCAGCTTCGGGAGATTGAACAAAGCCCACTTGTGGTTGACATTAGTAAAACAGTTCTAGAGTGGATTCCTAATACTATTGATAGTCTTGCTGTCAGTCCGCAGAACTCTGTTGTCATGTTGACAGATAGATCTTCATCTTATATCTACCTCTATAGGTTCTACAATAATGGTGAGCAAGATCTCTTCCAAGCATGGACTAAGTGGCAACTACCTACTACCATCCAAGCTGTAGATATTATTGATGACGATGTTATCATTGTATCTCAGCATGAAGATGAATACACCATTGGTAAAGTAACCCTTGACCAGATCCCCACAGGAGACGTTGTAGCAACGTCAACTAGCATGACAGGTAATCCGTGCCTAGACATGGCTACACGCCCCGTCAGCCCTGCTGGAGGCGTCGATGCGGTGGTGTATGATGAGACCAATGATGTAACAAAGGTCTACGTACCTTACACACCTATTGACGAAAAGCAAGCTGTTATGCTGCTAAGCGTCCCTCAGGCAGATGTAGATACAACTGCTGTGATTGATGCTGATGCTGGTTATTATGCTGCAGCAGAAGAGCGTACGGAAAGTGGTACAGGTTATCGCTATTTTGAAGTCAAAGGTAAATTTACTGACTATGCCGATGGTATTGTCGTAGGTTACGGTTATGACTTTGAAGTAACACTGCCTAAGTTTTACTACAGACCACAACCTAACACAACTGACTTCACTGCTGCTCTAACTATTTCACGAGTTAAATTCTCTGTCGGTAGAACTGGCGCTATCCGGTTCAAAGTAAAAGCTGATGGATCTAATGAATGGAAGAATGTAGAGTCTACAGCTGATGGTGATCGGTACAGTGCTGATAGCAATCCTGTAAAAGATGAAAGACAATTTATTGTTCCCATCCATCAACGTAATACTAATTTTGAATTAAAAGTGACAAGTGATTTTCCATACCCTGTATCGTTGGTGTCAATGATGTGGGAGGGTATCTATTCCCCACGATTCTATAGGAGGGCTTAATGTTTAATCCAAAAGAAAACCTCCTAGATCAACAGCTTGCTGTATCCGGTTTGGAGATGAGGATTGCTCCGGCTGTTGCCTTGGCAGGTGTAAGCGCCGCTGCTTCGATTGCTGGCGGTATTTTTGGAGCTTCATCAGCTTCTAAAAATAATTCGCGTGCCAAAAAAGCGGCCAAAAAGCAGAAAAAATTTAATAAAAAAATTGCTAAAAAGCAGAACAAACATAACGATAAGTTAGACGCTGCTGATAAGGCTAATTACTTTGCAATGCGTGAGTTTAATCACGAAACTGCAATGGGTCAATGGCAGCGTTCTGCTGAACTGCAAGACTTTCAATACCTCCAAAGCCTTAAACAATACCAAAAATCTCAATCTATTGGTAACGCACAGCTTGGTTTAAATGCACAAGCCCAAAGGCAAGGTATTGAAGCTGAACAAGCTGCTCTTGAGGAAGCTTTTATTGAACAACAGTTTGAGCACGAAAGTAATTTAAGTGCACTTAAACAGGCTTACGCTCAGCAAAATTTCAATCGACAGGAAGCTAATATTCAGTTAGCAGGTATTCAACAGTCAAAACGTTTTGGTGCTCAATCATTTCAAAATACTGTTGATCAATTAATGGAACAGGGGGCTATGCAGAAAGAAGCTGCTATGGTCGAAAGTTTGTTGGCGGAAGGAGCAATTCAAGCTTCTGGTCAAGCTGGTAAATCTACTGCTAAAGCACAGCAATCTAACGCTGCTGCCTTGCAACGTAGTTTGATGGCCCTTGGTTCTGAACTAAATGGTACATATAGAAAAGCTGCTATCCAGCTGGCTGAATTGAATGCTGATGCTAGTCTTCAAGAGGCAGGTGTTGGTCTCAATCTGCAACGTATTGATGATGCTATTCAAAACGCAGAGGATGAGGCTTATGCCAACATTGGAGTTATGAACGAAAACATGAAGAGTAATATCGCTCAAACTGAACGTAACATTAAACAGATTTCTATTGATCGTGCATATGCGGACATCAATACTCAAGCAAATATGATGCTGAGACCTGATAGGTTGAGTTATGATCCGGCACCACGACTCCCACCTGAACGTGAGTTTGTCGATCGCATGAAAGCACTTCCTGGCTATGTACCACCTCCGCAACAACAAAGTGTATGGGCACCAATCTTCCAAGGCTTTGCTGGCGCAGCCAAAGCAGCAACAGGTGCAATAAATCCTACAACAGGTAACTTTTATTAATTAAACTATGGCACGTATCCGATATAAATCCTCTGCAAAACGTAGGGGTTTCAATCCACAACAATTGAGTACAGCAGGTATTGACCGGATGCGTGAAGAAAGCAACCGGCTTATCCAAGGAATGCGTAATAGGCATCAGGCTGAAGACGAACAGCGTGAACGCGAGCGCCGTGCGTTAGAGTCAGACCAGGCTTACCAAGAACAGATTACTAAGGAAAATCACGAGATTGAACTTAGGAATCTTCAAATTGAAGCTGAAAGAGAAATTGGAGGTATCAATGCTAAGATCAAGCAATCTCAAATTGATACTCAAGCTACGATAGATATTCTTGGTAGTATCGCTGATTTTAGTCAATCTGCTGCTAAGTATATAGACTTTAAGCAAGCCGAGGATATTAAAAACAAACCGGTTGAGCCATATTCTCTTGAAGAAAGAAGAAGGGCACAGGAATTAGAAGCAGAAGCCGGTGTTGTTTTGGATGCTAATAATATAGAAGAGTCAATTAGAAGCGGTGAAGACATTAGGTTATCCCTTAAACCTATTGTCACCAACCCCGCCCGTTTGAACAGACATCAACGTCGGCATGAGGATCTAAGATTTCGCGCATCAGCAGAGGCGTATATAAGGGCAGGTTATAAAAGAGAATTTACAGCTGCAAATGGTAAAACATTTACAGGGTTGGAAATAGAAAGCAACCCTGAATTAGTAAATGAATTTTACAATCAGCTAGAAGCAGAGATAGTAGCGCACTCCGGTATGGACCGAAGTGATCTACCGGAAACTATAGAATATCTTCAGGGTAAGCGGCGTGCTGGTAAAGAATCTGCGCTTAATGCAGCTTTCCAGCAAGATAAAGCTATGTTGGTCGATCAAACTGAAACTCTTCTCAGAACCGGCAACCCTGATGATATTGCTTTTGGATATTCAGGTGGTAAAGCTTTAGGCAATGCTAAGATACTTGAGATGATGTCTGCAGTTATATCAGATCCAAATGTATCTGAAGAAAATCGGGAAGCAATTCTTGACTTTGTACTTCCTATAGAAGGTAATACAAAACCTTTTAGGGAATCACATTATGATTCACAAGTTGGACCCGCTTTAGCTAAACTAAGGGATAACCAAACTAAGCAAATAAATGCTGAGTTAAAAGCACGCAAAGCTGAAGCTGCAAACTGGGAGCTACAAAACACTGATACTATTCAAAGTGTAATTGATGATACCCGCAGCCAACCAGAACTAGAAGAAAGAGAAGTTGAACTTAGAAGAGCTTTTCAAAAGCAATTCCCAGGTGTAGACTTCCCGTCAACACTTGCAAGCAGATTTTCTACTGCAAAGAAAGGTAATCTAGTAGATATTAGGTCCACTACAGATGAAAAGTTTAGGAACAAAACAATGGACCTTCCCTATGTCAATAGTATTAGAGATACTACTGAAAAGAAATATGCAAAAGAAAAATTTGAACAGCAGCAAGTAGATCTATACGGTGAAGGTTATAAACCCCTTATGGCAAACATCGATAGCCTTGCTAAAAAAGCAGCTGATTTTAGCTCCACTATTCCAGGTGATACTAACGGAAAAGTAGAGGCTATTAAAGCAAAAATGCTTCAGTTTGTCAGTGGTGATCATAAATTCAGCCTATCTAAAACAAACAATGCAGATGCTACAAACAAAGCCCTTACAAATTATGTCGATACTGCTGCCATTCTTGATGGTTCTAATGGAGACCCACAAAATCCCTTTCGTTACAGGGAAGGTCCTAAAGGTAGGGAGTACCTAGAAATCGGTGTACCTGATCCTGATGATCAGCAGCACTTGAATTGGGTTCGTAAAAAAATGGCTACCTCTCGAACTTTGGGAGACCTCATTCAAAACAATCCATACCTTGTACCTGCCGATCAAATATCAGGGGTATCTAAACAGCAAGAGACAAACCAACCTATTGTATTTGATGATGTAGTGTATTTTCTCTCAAGGCACTATAAGAAAAAACCTACTGAAATCCACAATGCAATCGTTAAAAGGGTCAACCAAGTTAGCGGTTCAAACATTCCACTGGTAACACCAAACGATTTTACTGAACTGCAAGACAACAGCTCTCCTGAATGGAACAAGCTTATTAGCTCTGGGAACTACCATCAAATAGAAAGAGCAGCAGCAGAGAAATATGGTAACATGCCGGTACGTGGTAGTATGCAAACATCTCCTACTGGTGCCCTTACATATACAGGTAACGAACCGATCTATAAAACTGTAGGTACTGTTTTTGAACAGCTTGGTTTTCAAGTAGGCGAGCATCCTGACTTCGGTGGTACTGCACCTGTTCATGCAGGCAATAGTTATCATAACTATGGTGAGGCATTTGATGTAACACACCAGACTGGGGACTATGCTGGTTCTATTGAAAAAACAAGAATTTTAAAAGATGCAATTCGGCAGCTTGGTTTATTTGCTGAAGTAATCGGTCCTGGCGATGGTGATCCAAGGCATGAAACACACCTACATCTTGGCGGTTTGATGCGCCCAATCACGGAAGAAGATATTCAAATACTTAATTCACTTGGAAATTAACAGAAAAACAAAATGACAGATCCCTCAGAATACTCAACCATAGGTGAGGATTTTGTGTTGGATGAGCAAGAACAACAGGCAACACTTTCTGATGAGCAAGTTGAAGCATTTCAACAGCAACCAGAAGTAACGCCTGTTGACCTTGTTCAGCAAGATACACAACCTGCTACGGCAGCGCAACCTACACCAGTTGAAACTGAGTCTCAGCCTACGGGCGAGCAATCAGAAAGAGAACCTGCTAAGCTTTTTGATTTTTCAAACTTTACTTATTTTGGTCAACCCATTGCGGAAACCAATCAACAAGTAAAAGAACGTCTTAGTGCACCAGGGCAAGGTATCATCGACACTGCTGTTGATGGTATTAATTTCTTGCTGCAGAAGACAGGTGTTCAAATCCCAAAAGCAACTAAATATGAAGACGAGGTAGCGGAAGCTACCCGTAAGATTTCCTCAGTTGTCCTACCTACTGTACTAACTCAAGGTGCATATTCAGGTGTGGCAGCTCGGGCACAGACTGCTAGCGTTGCTAGACTAGGACAAGCGAATAAAATCAACCAACTTGGAAACACTGCTTTCATGAAGTTTGTTGGTAATCGTGGTATTGAATCTGCAGCAGCAGTTACTGTTGGTGCTGTGACTACAGAGTATGAGACAGATGATAACCTGTCTGGTATGTTAAAAAAATCATGGCCTAAAACATACGACTTTATCCCAGACAATTGGGCTACCCTTGATGGTGATGCGCCAGATCTTAAAAGGCAAAAGAACATTAACGAAGATTTGGCTCTTGGATTTTTGATTCCATTAGTTGGGTTTGCTGGTAAAACTAAGGCTGCTATTTCTGAAGTCAAAGATCTTTACAGAACTCCGCCGACTCTTGTAGGTGAATCGGATCAAGCCGTTAAATACCTAGCCGATAACAGACCGAAACCTGTTAGTGATGTACCTGAAGAAGCTTTACTTCAATACCAGGTTAAGCAGGAAGAGGCACTGGATGAGCTTGGTTATTACAATGCAAGTAAATCGACAGATCCTAACATCCCTCTTAAAGGTGTTCATGACTTGTACGAATTCCGTGAAACCGGTCTACGTACTGTAGATGACTTTGGTATTGTTGGAGCTAGTATTGATGCTGCTCGTATTCAAGGCAACAAAGGTACTGTTCATGGACGCCTTGGTAACTTCATTAGTGGTCCTGCACTTAAGTATGGTGCAGAAACTCCTGGTGGTGTAGAAGAGATTACCATTGGCTTGACACAACAGCTTAAAGAAGCTGATCGTGTCGGTATGGTTGCTGATGATTTTGCTGTATCTGCAGATGAAGTAGCAGCAGCTGGTGACAACCTTGTTCTAGAACTATTCGATCCGTCTGCTAGTATTGACGACATGCGTCGGATGCTTGAACCCCAAACTGTCACAAACGAAGCGGGTGTTGAAGTCCTTACTACTGGTGGTTATGCTGATGCACTTGGTTCTATCAGTACCTTGGTAAAAGAATATCAAGGCATGGATGTTGCACGTGCTCAGGCTTATACTGCAACGTCTATGGCTGGTCAAATCGCTGACCTTGCTGAAGGTATGCGCCTTAACCGTGGTTCTATTTCTATTGAGAACGCTCAAGAACAGATTCTAGATAAGATTAATTTCTTGCAGCAACTGGTAGGCTCTACCCGTTATTTTACTACTCAAAATAAAGCACTAAACTCTTCTCTACAATTTATCAGGCAACAGCTTCCTGAACCTCTTAAAGGGGTTATCAGATCTCCTGAGCAAATTGTTCAAGATATTAAAAATAATTACCCTGTTGCGCTTCGTAAATTCCAAACTGATAGTGAAAACTTTACTGACAGTTGGATGTATTTGCAGGAGAATCGTCCCGACATTCTAGATTCATTTCTTGAGTTGTATGAATTAAGTGATGGTAGAATCAATACCATTGCAAAGATGAATGATGACATTCTGAAAAGCTTTACAAACTTCCGTCCTATCTTCGATCCTAATCCTGATCAACCTAATCTCATTGCACAAGCTGTAAGAGCTAACTGGTTTAACGGTCTTTTGTCTGCACCTGCTACTGCCGCCAAGGCTATATACGGTAACATTAGTGGTGTTGTAGCTGAACCTGTTGCATACTTTGCAGGTGCTTTGGCAAGTGGTGATATGAAATCACTGCAACGTGGTTGGATGGCTTACAGTGCTGTATTCGATACACAGCAAAAAGCACTTCCTTATGCTGGTAAGTTGTTTGCAAAAGCATCACAAAACCCCAACTCAGTTAAGGGTCAGTCTCGTTTGGACCTTGTAATTAAACAAGAGGAAAAACTAGAACAGTACCGTTATATTGCAGAACAGGAAGCTGATCGTGGTAATCATGGTTTTAAATTCCTCGTCAAGGTATATGAAGAACAGTTAGGCATGGCTGCTGACCCTGTTTTCCGATTAACTCCAAACCTATTTACTGGTTTTGACGGTTGGGGTGGTGCTACTTTAGCTAATGCTCAGGCACGTTTCCGTGCAATGGATGAGCTTGAAAGGCTAGGAGAAGCAGCTACACCAGAACGTATTAAAGAACTGGCTACAGGTGAATACAACAGCATGTTTGGTGCTGACGGTCTTATTAAAGATAAAGTCGTTAAGTATCAAAACGCTGATATTGCACTCAACCTTGACACTGGTCTTAGTAAAATGGTCGATGGTCTTCTTAAAACCATTCCCGGACTAACTCCATTCCTCACGTTCCCTACAACGATGATGAATCTGGTTAGGGTTGCTGATGACTACCTACCAGTACCTTTGCGTAGTTTCCAAAAAGACGTTAATGAACTAGCATATACGTCTGTCAAAACGTTTATGGCAAATCCTGAATCTATTGAGCGTATCCTTTCTAGTCGTGGGCATAATGTTGCTCAAATGGATGACGTTGCTAAACTCAATGCTTTGGTTGATTTGAAAAACCGTACACTTGGACGTAAATATATCGGTACTTTCCTAACATCTTTGGCAATTGGTAGTGCAATTAAAGACAAACTGTTTGGTGATGGTTTGTTTAGCATGACTGGTGATGGATCTATTGACCGCCAGTTAAACACTGCAAGGATGAAAAATAGTAACTTTAAACCACGTTCAGTTATTGGTCCTGGTGGTCGGCGGTTTGAATACAATGAACTGCTTGGTCCTGGTCTGAGTAACTGGGTTGCAATGGTTGCTAACGTAGCAGATAACTTCGACATGCTTGGTGAAGCAGCAACTGAACATGCTTTTGAAAAGCTTGCTTTTATCATGGGTGCTGCCTTGACTGATCAGGCAGGTATTTCAGCATTGCGTCCGTTGGTTGAGGTTATGAGTGGCAATGAATTTGCTGCCAATCGTTGGACTGGTGGGATGATTAACTCTTTAGGCCCTCTATCTGGTATGCGCAATGAGTTTGGTAAAATCCTTGATGGCGGTTTGAAAGAACTTAATAATGACATTCAAAGTCATTTGCAAAACCGAAACAGGATAATTGGTCTATTCGACCCGGCAAACAGATTGCCTACTGTTGTCAGCCCTATTAGTGGTGAAGCCCCTAATAAATACAGTATGATGCAACGTATCTACAATACATACTCCCCTATGAAAATCCATCCAGCTATGAGTAAGGAGGAGAAATTCTTGTATGATATTCAATATGATGTATCTTCTGCATTTAGAAAACGTAATGGTGTAGATCTAACAGCAGAAGAACGTAATGCATTGAACGTTGAAATGGGCGAGATGAAATTCTTTAAACAAGAAATTAACCGTATCGCTAACACAGCTGAAGCTCGTAATACAATTAAGGAGTTGAAAGTTTTGCGTCGTTCTGGAGTTACATCAGAAGAGCTAGATATTGGTTTGTATGACCAAATCCATATGATGCTTCGAGATGCACAAAAACGAGCAGAAGAACTTGCTTTTAATAATTTAGAGCCTGAAACTCGTAACGCTATTGAACAGCGTATTCTTCTTAAACAGATGAATGATTCACGAGCTATGGCTGGTAAAGCACCAATCCCTACACCTAGACCCACACATCGTTATTAAACAACATGGCGTGCACTGACGTACAAACAATTCAAGCTGGAAACGGGACAAAAACACAATTCTCTTTTGACTTCCCGTATATTTTTAAATCTGAAATCCACGTTTATTTTTGGAACGCGGTAACAAAAGAATACGACGAAAAACTTACGACAGATAGCACCTATCCTTGGCGCATTACTGATGCTAACCCTACCATTGTAGAGTTTACGGGTGATGCGCCCCCGTCTCCAGCCACCCCTGTTGACCCTAATGAGTCTACTGTTGACAACGTTAAGATCCGGCGGATCACTAAGGTTGACGACATCCGTGCTCTGTTTAACCCTGGTTCAGCCATCCGTTCTGATGACCTGAACAAGAACTTTGAGCAGCTTCGTTATGCTGTTCAGGAGTCTAATTGTCAAGGTATTCCTGATGATGTCGATCAATATCTGAAAGATTATTATTGGGATAACTTTGACGAAACTGTTTATTCTACTGAAACCTGGGTTAGTAGTGATGCAAAGATTGCTACTACTGCTGCGATGGATCAGCGGTTTCAGGATGAAGCAACAGAAACTATTACAAGCACTGAAACTTGGGCAAACAATGATGATACAATAGCTACTACAAAAGCTATTGACAATCGTATTAATGATGCTTTAGACAACAACGTTTCTGTTACTAACGGTCTTACTTATACATCTACTGACGGTAATGCTAGTATCGGTATTGGTTCTGGTCAAGTCAATCTTGATCGTTTGAATCCTGCTGATGTTATTACCTCATCAGAATCTAACCCTAACGACGATATTACTATTGCTACCACAGCTAAGATCGATGATATGATCGATGCTGCTATTACTGGTGATATTGCAGGAACTGATGGAGTGTCTATCACCGATGATGGTGATGGTACTATTACTATTGGATTGACTAACAGCTCTGTCGATCTTGATAAGATTAAAGACGACGATAAGATTAGCTATGCTGAGCAGAATGCTGGTTCTCCAGCCCCTGCTGATAACAATATCTTTACTGCATCGGCTGCGGCTCAACGTTTTGACACCCTTGTTCAAACTACTACTCCTGCTGGTTCAGATTGGGAGATTGGTAAGACCTGGTTGCAGAATGATGATGATCAGACTCTTAAGGTTTGGAACGGTTCTGCCTGGCTAGATGTTGCTTCTGGCGGTTCATTCCGTACACAAGATAAAGTCATTTACGTTGATGCTGCTGGTGGTGATGACTCTAAAACTGGTCATCGTATTAGTGGTCCTAAACTGACTATTAAAGGTGCTATCAACGATATTAACGCTGATATTGCAGTTTCTACAGAATCGTCTGATGGATTTAACGGTGGTAGTGGTTACACTGACGGCGAATACATAAGTGTAGCACTGACAGGTGGTACAACAGGCTCAGGTTTGACAGCAAATATTACAGTTTCTGGTGGTGCTGTTACTGCTGTAACCAGTGTTTCTAACGCTACGCTTCAGGAATATCAAATTGGTGACGTACTATCTGCCTCTGATTCTAATCTTGGTGGTGGTGGTGGATCTGGTTTGCAAATCCCTGTTATTGGCGGTGGTGATGGTATGACCGTCATTGTTGCTGCTGGTGTCTACCAGGAAGTTGCACCTATTCAGATCAAACGTCGTAATGTATCCATTATTGGTATGGCATTGCGTAGCACTATTGTACATCCTACAGTTGCTACTCAAGGCGATCATGCTGATGGTAACAATGCATTGTTTGAACTAAACAGTGGTTCGTTTATCCAAAACCTGACGTTGACTGGTATGCAAGCCAGTAGCTCCGGTACTAATACTTTGGACTCAGTTCTACCCACACGTCAAGGTTGGAACTTTGCACTTTATAACAACTGTTATCTTTCTAAATCTCCTTACATCCAGAATTGTACTAACTTTTCTGACAGTGAGATTGATAACAATGATCTCCGTGCTCACCGTCCGCGTGGTGGTACTGCTGGTGACACTGATTCTGCACCTACTGGTGGCGGTATGCTTATTGACGGTTCTGTACCGAAAACTACAAGCCCGCTCCGGTCAATGGTTGCAGACAGCTACACCCATGTTGGTCTGAATGGTCCTGGCATCCTTGTTACTAACAACGGTTATGCACAGTGCACCTCTAGCTATGCTTTCTTTAACAAGTACCACATCAAAACTTTGAATGGTGGTCAAGCTAACCTGGCTGCGTCTACTACTGACTTTGGCGATGAGGGATTGGTTGCAAATGGTAAATCTACTACTAACATTTTTACTGCTAATTGTGTAACTCAAGCTAACGTTAATGATACTACTATTCGTGTTAGTAACGGTGTGGCTGATGCTTCCTGGCATGGTACTAAAACACGACCAGGTACTAACATGCTGTTGACGGTTAATAGTGGTGCTCAAATTTACCCAATCACTAATACTGTTCCTCAAGATCAATCAACTTATGATGCTAACCCGAGCGGCTATACTGGTGATTGGATTGTAACAATTAGCCGTCCTAATACAAGCAACCGAAGCGAAAATTTAGGATTTAGTGCTCAAGTTAATACCGGCACTAATAACGTTCAATTCTTTCTACGTTCTATGATCGCTTCTAGCGGTCACACGATGGAATACGTCGGTAGTGGTACTAATTACAATGCACTGCCTGAAAATGGTGGTGTCCCTGTAGAAGATAATCAGGTTGTTGAAAGTAACGATGGTAAGGTGTGGACTGCTACAACAGATCACAACGGTAAGTTTTCCGTTGGTGATTTCTTCCAAGTAGACCAACGTACGGGCTTTGTGTCGTTTAGCGGAGGTTCTGTTGCCTTTGACGTTGTAACCGACACTACACCTCAACTTGGTGGTCAACTGGATGCACAAACTAATAAGATTGTCAACCTTGATGACCCTACTAGCGCACAAGATGCTGCTACCAAAGCATATGTAGACGATAATGCAGGTGGTGGAAATGTTGTAGATGATACTGCACCTCAACTTGGTGGCGATCTGGATGTTAATGGCAATTCAATTGTTAGTGTGTCAAATAATGACATTACTATCAATCCGGATGGTACTGGTTCTATTATATTAGACGGTCTTTCTGTAAATAATCTTACTCTTGGTACTGCAGGTTCGACCGATTTAGTTCTCAATCCAGGCCTAAACATTAAGTTGGCACGTCCTGTTATCAGTGACCCCAACGTTGATCTTACTTTTAACGCACAAGGTAGTGGTAACATCAATGTAAGCTCTAATCGTATTACAAATGTTTCCGACCCTACTGGTGCACAAGATGCTGCTACTAAAGCTTATGCTGACACTAAAATAGCTCTTGCTGGTGGTACATTTACTGGTTCTGTTTCTTTTGACGATAACGTTGTTATTAAAGGCGATAGTACAAATGGTTCAGGTAAACTGACCCTTAATTGTGAGAACAACACACACGGAGTAAATATTAAAGGTCCACCACATAGTGCTGGTGCAACTTACACACTTACTCTACCCAATACGTCAGGTGCTCCTGGTCAAGTGATGTCTCTTGCTGACAACTCGGGTACTTTGACTTTTACAACACCTTCTTCAGGTGGTGTTTCTATTGGACTAGCTATTGCTCTTGGTTAATTTTTAATTTATTATGGCTGAAACTTTTAATAATCAAAGTACACAACTTTCAAGTACCAGTGAAACCACTGTTTACAGTGCTCCGACAAGTTCAGGTGATGTTGCTATTGTCCTGAGTATCATGGTTTCCAATGTTGATGGTACAAATGACTGCAAAGCTGACGTTAGAATTACTGACGCCAGCAACACTCTTCAAAGCCGTCTTGTTAAGGATCTGACTGTTCCTGCTGGAGCTTCTATTGAAGTTATTGTTAATAAAGTTGTCCTTAAAGCTTCTCAGCTAATTAGGGCAACTGCTGAAAATGCTAATGATCTTGACATTACTGTTAGTGCATTGGAGATTACTTAATGGCAAATAAAAAAACAGCAAATTTTGTTGGTGTAACTGATAGCTACGCTTCCACAGATGGTGTTTGGACGCTTGATGAAGTTCGTGAAAGGCGTTCCAGTGACGACCAGGCTGAGGATTGGGGCGGTGGTCCCAAAGAGTTTGACATCGATTTTCTAGTTATTGCTGGTGGCGGCGGTGGCGGCGCTACAAGCGGTCAATACAGCCGCAGTGGAGGTGGCGGCGCAGGTGGTTACATTACTTCCTATAGCAACGATCCTAGCGGAGCCAATACCACCAATGTTTCGTCTGTACCCTATTCAACTAAACAAAGCTTACCGAACTTGACTGTTACTGTTGGTGCCGGAGGTAGCACAGGGTCTAACGGTAGTAACAGTACATTTAGTGGTACTAGTCGAATTGGTAATGCCTTCAATCACAACGCTGTTGGCGGTGGAAAAGGAGCTTCTTCTTCTAGTTCCTCTTCCAGCACTCACCAAGGTGGTTCCGGTGGTTCCGGCGGTGGTAGTGGTTGGTTTGTAGACGTAAATAACTACGGTTCCGCTTCTCATAGTAGTAGCGGTGGTTCTGGTACTTCTAATCAAGGAACAGATGGTGATGGAGCAGCCGGATCTGCGTCACCTCAATTCCCAGCTGCCTGCGCCATGGCCAATCTCCCTAATTACTGCGCTCCTAGTAATACCTCACACCGTTCAGGTGGCGGCGGCGGTGCCGGAAACAGTAGCACTAGTGAGGATGGTGGTTCTGGCCTTACATCAACAATTACCGGCACCAGTATGACTAATGCTGGCGGGGGTTATGGTGAAGATGATAGTAAAAATAATGGAACAGCCGGGTCTGGTCAATCTGGTTACGGCGGTGGAGGTAATGTTGCACAAACTGGATTTGACGGAGTTGTTATTTTACGTTATTCAGGTGAAGCATCAGTTTCTTTTGATTCCCTCCAATTAACCGGCAGTTCATACACTGATGGTACTGATAAATATACTATCTTTACCGGTGGAACTGGTACTATCTCATTCGTGTAATTATCAATGAAATACTTCGCTTTTTACTCTAATAGTAATGTAGTTGCAAAGGTTATCCCTGTCCCTGACAGTGCAAATGAAGAAGATTTTGCCAGACGTGTTGGCATGTTTTGCAAGGAAACATTTAAAGATGAATCTTCAAGAGGAAAATTTGCCGGTGTTGGCGACAACTATCTCCCTGAACACGACATCTTTGTTTCACCACAACCATTTAATAGTTGGATTGTTGATGTTGATAAAGCAGAATGGGTAGCACCTGTTGCCAAACCTTCAGATGATGGTGAATACCTTTGGAATGAGTTCACCTTTAAATGGCAACCTGCTGGCATTGCTATGACTGATGCTGCTGACTTCTTGAATGATAGCGATCTTCAAGTTTTACAGCAAGCTGATGCTAGTGCTGATCCTCAGCAAATTTCAGATGCATTAAGTTCTGATGGACGTGCTTGGCTTGAAAATAACGACTCATAAATCTTAACCACTTTTTCCTTTATTATGATCACCCTTATTCGTCCGATTCTTTTCTCGTTTATTAATTCTGATAAAGTCAAACGTCTTGTCGTTGACCTTTTGAAGAAATTGGCTGAACAAACAGACAACACTGTTGATGATCAGGCAGTAAAATTCATCGAACGCGGTTTGTTCGGTGGACCCCTGGAGTGAACCACCGGTTCTCCCCTCTCTAACGCTTCCAGAAGCGCCTGTAATGCCTAAAGTGGTGTTGGAGGTACCAAGGGCTCAGTTACCTAGTTACAAGCCCCTTGTAGTCCCTCCTAACACCCTCAGGCCACCTCCAGGTGTTGAGGGGATTAACACGGAAGATAAACCTCCTGAAAAGGAAAGTAAAACTACTTCTACTAAACAACCTACAAAACCAAAGATTAATTTACCACCTGAAGCTCAAATAGTAGAAATACCGTTTACGGATATTGAGGTACCTATGCCTACAACTACTATTATGACTACAGCAGCTACAACAGCGTTTATTTCTGTTGCTGCCACCCTAACTGCTACTTCTTTATTTAAATACCTAGTGATGGTTATGAAACCCATCATGAAAACTACATGGAACAAAATAACAAAAAAGAAGGAGCCAAAGGCTTCTTAGAAAAAGTCAAGGAAAATACTGAGGATGAATTGCAAATCCTTGGTACCTTTGTCCGTTTAGGTGTTGTCGTTTGGAGTGGTTTCATTATCACTCTTAATTACGTTGACATCCCAATGATTAAAAAGGGTCAAAGCGGTGGTGATATTACCTTTGTAGCTTCTGTTTTTACAGGTGCCCTAGCGACTTTTGGACTCACTACATCCAACACTAAAACGAATCCTAAACCTCCTGAACCTAAAAAGAAAGAAGAATGAAACGTCTTATTTTGTTGTTGATGATGGCTAGCCCGGCAGCCGCACAAGTTACCCCTAATTTTACTCAGGGGTCCATGCAATCCACTACAACCACCACCATTGATATTGACCGCACTATTGCGACCAACGTTTACGGTGGTGCTTATTCATCATGGTCTGGAACAAACGTAGTCCCGAGCGGGGACATTACAAGCACCAACACAACCTATACAATCCACACAGCTGGAGATCAGTTTCAGCTCGAAGTGGTGACAAGAGCAGCAGGAAAGATCGAAGACAGCCTGGTAACAGAAACTATCGAACAGGTCTCCACTACTACTTCCTTGTCGGTCTTCTCTCAGTAAATCCTGCTTTTGCTAACGAAGAGCCTAAGGTTCAAAACACATCTAACCCTGTTGCAGCAGCTACAGGCAACGTAACTAATCAGGCGGTGCAATTCCAAAACAATGGTGCACCGTCTCGTCAATACTTTGCAGCAAACAACAGTTGTAATGGAACCACCATGCAGTTCTCGCCCTTTTATATGGGCAACGATACTATTCCTCATGATTACACTGGGTATGTACGAAGCAATAACTTCGGCGTACAGCTAAATTTCTCAGTACCACTGGATGGTGGTATGATTGAAACTTGCAAAGCTATTGCACGTAAACACGAACAAAAAATGCGTCTTGATTACGAGCTTGTTCGTGCACTTAAATGTACTGAAATTATGAGAGCTGGTTTTACATTTAGACCTGGTTCACGTGTCGAAGTATTATGTAATGACATCGTACCTATTGTAGCATTGGAAAATGAGTGAAGCAATTGTCAGCATAGCCGTTGCAGTTGTTGCAGGTGGGGCGGCTTTAAATAACAGATTACACAATCGAATAAATAGCGTTCATGAACGTATTAGTGCCCTTGACCGCAGACTTGATGGTATAGAGCTGAATGTTGCTTCCGACTACGTAAAAAAAGCAGAATTATCTGAATTACTTAGCCGTATGGAAGATCACATGGTACGTATTGAAAACAAACTTGACCAAATAGCTTTACGAAATGACTAAAAAAAAGGCTACTGAGGACCAGTTTAACGAGTTGCATAACCTTGTCACAAAAGAGTTCCTTGCCCGTATTAAATCAGGTGAGGCTTCTACTCAAGACTTGAAAGCAGCTTGTGACTGGCTTAAGACAAATGACATCAGTGGTGTCGCCCTGGAAGGTAATCCACTGTCTAAACTGGCAGCAGTCATGCCACAGGTAGACCCTGAGCTTGTACAACGGAGGCTGCATGGCTCGAACGTCTAAACATAGTGGCGCTAAGTACGCTAATGGTAACTATAAGTCGTACCAAAAGAAATACGACTCATCTAAACTGCAGATTAAAAAACGGTCTGCACTAAACAAAGAGAACAGAAAACGCGGAACTTATGGCAATGGTGACGGTAAAGATGTCTCACACAGAAAGAATGGTAAAACATTCCTTGAAAAAGCATCTAAAAACCGAGCACGTAAAGGCCGAGCATGACCCCGTTACTTCCAACTCCTGACGACTACCTATTTAACTTAATAGTTATGACCTCTCCAGAAGCCAAGCGCCTGTGGAGGCGCTCTATTAAGGAACATTTTGACCATACATGTATTTATTGCGGAAAAACTTATGACCTTAGTCAGTTATCTATCGATCATGTTCATCCTAGGGCTCGCGGTGGGCAGGATGTCGCAACAAATGTCGTATGTGCCTGTACCCGTTGTAATCAGGAAAAAGGAAGTGCCAACGTCCTTGATTGGATGAGGCAAAAATTTGGAGTCAATAGGCTCCGTGAAAAAGTTTTATTGGAGCATATTGCTTAATGGATAAAGAACTAGCTCAACTAGAAGAATGGGCTGTAAACCTTGTTAACGACTACGAAGAAGAGTTGCTGCGTACTAAGCCTAAATCTTCTATGCATAAACGCATTAAAAGATTTTCTGGTGAGCTGGTTGCAAACCCTGAAGCTTACGGCGAGTTAATGGAAATGGGTCGGTCTCAAGGTATGACCGGTCAAGAACTTCTTAACGCTATTCGTCGTATTGAGCAAGGATTGCTTGACGAGTCTGGTAGAGGTAAGGCACCATCCAGAAAACAGATGATGTCTGATGTTATCCACCACTTTTACGCACAACGTACTGGTGGTGATACCCTTAGAAGACTTGGTCAAGCAGATCGTCAAGAGGCTAGAGCGGCATTGAGAGGCGAATTTGGTCGGTGGGGTAACGTCCCTGAAAACCTTAGAAGCTTGTTTAGAGCTGGACACCTTAACAGTGACGTATTAAAAGGTATCGAAGGTGAGGCAATGGCTGAGCTGGGTGTTACCAAGGCTGGTCAATTAGACATACCTAAAGCTCATACTACTACTGGTAAAGCTGTTACAGGTGATATTGTCGGTGCTACTACTGCTAAAGAAGCTATTGAGGGTATGCGTCCTCAGTTTGAGATTCAAGGCAGGGAGACACAAGCAGCCATTGAAGCTACACAACCGTTGATGTTAGACCTTGACGAAATTGCAGGGTCTACATATGGCACCGGTATGTCAGAAATGGAGCTAGAAGTACGTCGTAATTTACTAGCAGCTAATCCAGAACAAGTAAAGGCTGCTTTTAAAACACGTTTGTCACCATTTATTCGTGGTGGCACTGTTAAATTAGGTATGTCTGTTATCTCAGAATATGGTGAAGCTATTGATGAAATAACAGGTGGTGCTATCTCAAATACTATTAACAAAGCAGTTGTTAATCCAGTAAGAAAGGCTCTTGGTCAAGAACCTGTTTCTTATCAAAAACCTGACCCACAGGCTGATGTAAAAACCGTTAAACGTGCTAAAACAGCAGTCCAACGTGGTGGTCAAATTTCATTTGGTGCAGGTGGTGTTAAATTTACCTTGCCTGAATTTGGCTTGTCAGAGATATTAGGATTTAACTAATGAATACACTAGACCTTTTACAAGGTGACTTCAAGCTCTTCCTGCAGGCTCTGTGGGCGGAGCTTGATCTACCCAACCCTACACGTGCGCAATATGCAATCGCAGACTATCTTCAACATGGACCTAAGCGTCTTCAGATACAGGCTTTCCGTGGAGTTGGTAAGTCGTGGATCACAGGCGCATTTGTTCTCTGGACTCTCTTTAACGATCCAGAGCGAAAAATTATGATTATCTCCGCGTCTAAAGAACGTGCAGATAACATGTCTATTTTTCTACAAAAACTTATTATTGAAACGCCATGGCTTTCTCATTTACGACCGACTGGAGACGATGCAAGGTGGAGCAGGGTAAGCTTCGATGTGAAGTGCTCACCCCACCAAGCCCCAAGCGTAAAGTCCGTTGGAATCACAGGTCAGTTGACGGGCTCTCGCGCAGACCTAATGATTCTAGACGACATTGAAGTTCCTGGCAACTCAATGACGGAGTTAATGAGAGAGAAGCTTCTACAACTTTGTACAGAAGCTGAATCTATCCTTACACCAAAGGATGACTCACGTATTATGTACTTAGGTACCCCTCAAACTACGTTTACCGTCTATAAGCGCCTTGCTGAGCGGTCATACAAGCCCTTTGTATGGCCTGCTAGGTACCCTCGTAAGACTTCTAATTATGAGGGTCTCCTAGCGCCTCAGCTGGTCGAAGATATTGAGAAAGGTGCTGACAAATGGGATGTAACAGATGACCGTTTTGATAATGACGACCTAGTTGAACGTGAAGCGTCCATGGGTCGTAGCAACTTTATGTTGCAGTTCATGCTAGACACCTCACTTAGTGATGCTGACAAATTTCCTCTCAAATGTGCGGACCTTATCGTTACCTCTGTTAACCCTAAGTCTGCTCCTGAGTCCGTCATCTGGTGCTCAGACCCAAAAAACGTTATCAAGGAACTCCCCACTGTCGGACTACCTGGAGATTATTTCTACAGTCCAATGCAGTTACAGGGAGACTGGGACTCTTACTCAGAGACAATCTGCAGTGTTGACCCGTCGGGTCGTGGATCGGATGAAACGACAGCAGCTTATATCTCCCAACGTAACGGTATCCTGTACTTGCACGAAATGCGTGCTTATCGAGACGGATACTCAGACAAAACACTTCTGGACATTTTAAAAGGTTGTAAAAAGTATGAAGTATCTAAGCTTGTCATTGAAACTAACTTTGGCGACGGTATTGTTAGCGAGTTGTTCCGCAAACATCTCCAACAAACTAATCAAAGATGCGATGTTGAAGAAGTCCGAGCAACTGTTAGAAAAGAAGATCGAATCATCGATTCCCTTGAACCCGTCCTCAATCAACACCGACTCGTTATCGACAAGTCCGTTATCGAGTGGGACTTCCGGTCTAACCCCGACGAAGCTCCTGAACGTCGATTGATGTACATGCTCTTCTACCAGATGAGTAGAATGTGTCGTGAAAAAGGTGCTGTTAAACACGACGACAGAATTGATTGCCTAGCTCAAGGCGTTAAGTATTTTACAGATGCTATGGGTATTTCTGCCCAAGAAGCAATTAAAGAACGTAAACGTATGGAGTGGAATCAGATGTTAGCAGAGTTTATTGACGACCCTCAAGCCTCTGCAAATCATATGGTTTTAGGTATGAATTACGAGCAAAGACAGCAAGCTAAAGGCGACACAAAGAACTCAGTCCCTAACTGGGTTTAACCAGGTCCCACATGTATACAGGAGAAGGGAAGGGTGGACCCGACTTCTGCGAAGGAAGGAACTCGTGTCTAACGACACTCCTTCCTTCTTTTATCTGATGATTCGTTTCCGTACTCATCTTATAAATACTACCACCAACTACGTTAACCACCTCTTACATGTATCATACAGTATCATTAGTACATACCACCCCGGATGCTGAGAAGCTTATTGCTTACATGGCTCGTGTATCTAACCCTGATAATCAGGATAACCCCGAGTCAGAACGTTTGATTAGGTACTTGATTAAACATAAACACTGGTCCCCCTTTGAGATGGTGAATATGTGTGTACAGATTGAGACAACCCGAAGTGTTGCTGCTCAAATCTTACGACATCGTAGCTTTAGCTTCCAAGAGTTTAGTCAACGGTACGCTCAAGTGGCGGAACCTGCCGCTATCCCGCAACTTAGACGTCAAGATACTAAGAACAGACAGAATAGTATTGATGATCTAGATGTTTATACCGTAAAAGACTTTACCGTTAAGATTAATAGCTTGTTTGAGCTTAGTGAGAGCCTGTATAACGAAATGTTGGCAGCAGGTGTAGCTAAAGAGTGTGCAAGAGACGTATTGCCCCTCTCAACGCCCACTAAACTCTATATGAACGGTACATTGCGGTCTTGGTTGCATTATTGTGACCTTAGATGCGCTAATGGTACCCAATATGAGCATAAACTCATCGCAGATCAGGTCAAAGGCTTGATTGAACAGGAGTTTCCTACTATTTATGCAGCTATGTTCTGCTAAACACATGTTCCTACTTAATATGCTGATCGTCGGACTGGTTGAAACCGGTCCAGACACCTTTCAACTGCAGTTACTGGCGGAAACTGGCGAGATCGTGGAGTATACGGTCTCAAAAAATGACAGAAATTTCTGAAGCCTATTCCTTATTGAGAATCGTTCGCAATACCCCCATAGGGGTGCACAAATAAAAGTGCCCGCTCGCTTCGCTCGCTTCCTTTGCACTGTGCTATGCTGCGCCAACCTGCGCCAACGGCGAGCGAGCGCGTAGCGCGAGCGGTGCTTACTGAGAATAATTCTCAACAAGCGAAGCGATCTGTCTGCCGGTTAACG